ATTATCAAATATCTTGACAAGGAAGTAGTAAAAGATAATGAGGTAATCAAATATGTTGAAACATGTCCTACCATACCTCAAGTTATACTTAAATCAGTAAACGAAGCAGCAACTATCCCGCATCAAGCAACAAAATGAAATATTTAATTATACTATCTATTGTTTTATTAGCATCTTGCAGTACTCCTGTCCCGTTTACCTCTAAATTTCCAGAGGTCCCTGCTACTTTATTAGAGGGTTGCCCCAAACAATTAGAAAAAATTGAAGGAGATGCCGTCACAATAGTTGATTTTACTAAAAATGTAGTTAAGAATTACAGTACTTACCATGAATGTGCTGCTAAGTATGACGGTTGGATTGAGTGGTATCAGATTCAAAAAAAGCTATGGGATGAATCTAACTAATCCATAAATAGTGATAAATACACTATAGTTTAGGATTTAGACATGACTCAAGCAATAATCAATATAGGCGCACAACCCAATGATGGGGAAGGTGATCCGTTACGCACAGCCTTTGCAAAGATTAACAATAATTTTACACAGTTATTCAGTACTGGGTTTTTCACTTCAAATGCATATTCTACTGGAGATACTGCTGGACAAGTTATATTTACAACCCCAATTGAAACCTTTACACAAGGTATTATTCAGATTAATTCTAATGACACATCCTCAACCGACACTGAAAATATTACATTAAATGTATCTGTAGTTAATGACGGCAGTGATTTAACGTGGGTTGGACACAGTACATTATTTTTTGGTAATGTTTTAACTGGTTATGACATGGATATTTTTGAATCAAATGTTCGGGTATTAGTTAATCCATTGATAGACACTACAATCTTTCACTTTATATCTGCACAGATTACTTGGACAGGTGTTCCTGTTCCTGGATTGGTCTTGATTACTGACGCAGAAGTTGATCCTCTAATAGTAGACACAGAAAATAATTTCAATGTAGAAACTGAAAATGAAATAATAGTATGAGAGCAAAAGAATTTATAACAGAGCAAAGCAATTTGCCACAAAGAATTGCTAATCCACTACCATCTACTTGGGTAATACCAGAGTTACAGAATCAAAATGCATATTTACAATATAGATTCTCTATAGCATTAGCCGGCGCAAAAGCATCCCGCAATGGCGATATACCCAAACTAAATAAAGATTCAGTTTGGGGAGAAAATCAAATTGTTTCGGGATATATGAATCCAGACATTGATAAAGATATTGATTATGCTTTAGGTGAAATGGGGCTTAGTGGCAAACAATTAGTTACATCTGATAAGAGCGAAGAAACAAGTGATACTGGTATAGTTAGCCCAGTCAAGCCTTTCAAAGGTTATCCAAAATGAGAGCAAATGAATTTGTAGCTGAGAGCAAAACAGGAAAAGTATCTGCCCAGCAACAACAACCAACTGTTGGATTGAATGTGTTTTCAAAGAAAATAGACAGTTATGATAGAATATATGATTTGAATCGGTTAATGATGGCTGTAGCATGTAGTGATGGAATAAACCCAATAGAAATGCCTGCTGAAAGTTGGGTAGGTAAACACAACACCGCACATCCTTATACCGAAGAAGAACAAAATATGCTTAAATTAGCATATGAAGCTGCTGGGTTAGCGTACATAGATTTAAATAGTGGTGATTTAGACAGTGAAGAATTAAAGTCTACAAACACACAAAGTATAGTAAAACCCTTTAAAGGGTACAAAAGAAAATAAACGGTAACATAATCCTAGAATAAGTAATTATAACAAATTACAGGATTCTTGATGATTGACATTAACAAAACACTAGACTTAATAAAACTTAAATTCTATAATGAATATCTCTATCAGGCCCATATCTATGCTGAGGGTGATAGTCCAATGCATAAGGGGCTAACTGAACAAGTTGTCAAACAATACATTGACCCATTAAATCTAAAGAAAGATAGCAAGATACTAGACTTGGGATGTGGTCCTGGTTACTTCTTAGATGAAATGAAGTCACGTGGCTATACTGATTTAATTGGGGTATCTTTAAGTCCTGAAGATATTAAAATATGTGAAGATAAGGGTCATACTATTAAAAAATATGATTTAAGTTTCATTCCGCAAAGCGAAGGTTACTATGATGAATCAGTAGATTTTATATTCTTGCGTCATGCATTAGAGCATAGCCCATATCCTATCTTTAGTTTAATGGAATATAATCGTATTCTCAAGCAGTTTGGCAAGATTTATATTGAAGTTCCGCAACCCGATTGTGATAGAAAACACGAAGAAAATTTAAATCATTACAGTATTCTAGGACAAAATCAACTGGCAGCATTGATTGTACGCACCGGATTTAATATTGATAGATTTGAACACTTTGAATTTGATATTGAATTTAACAACCCAGAATTTCCTGAAAAATCAACTAAAGCAAGAGAAAAGTTTTACTGTATCGTTGCTACTAAACAGCGACCATTAGATATTAAATAAACAATAAATACTCACTACAAGTGAGTATTTTTTTATGTTCGACCCATTCAAACAAGCTAAACTCCAAAACGGTTATTCTAAACTCAAGGATATAAAAGTCCCTGAGAAGGATATCTCATTGGATGACTTAAAAAGATTAAGTGGGTCTGGTAAAGTTACCGGTGAATACTCTTATACACCATTACATGAATTAGCGCAAAAGAAACAACAATATATGCGTGAGAATAACATCAAGCCGGGTGATCAAGCCTGGTTCAAAGTTATGTTTGCAAAAACACATCTTACCGGTGAAGACCCATTTTCTAAAAACTAGTAGTTATTGCGATAAATAAGTTATGGCAACAAATAACTCAGCACCGTCTCTTATAAAAAATCCCTATACTAAGACGAAATTCAAAAACAATAAAGAATTACAAGACTTTATAAAGTGCTGCGATCCAGACACTGGTTATCTATACTTCATGGATAACTTCTTTATGATACAACATCCTACAAAAGGTAGTATGGTATATCATCCTTATGGTTATCAAAAACGATTAATCAATACATATCATAATTATAGATTTAGTATCAGTTTGATGCCGCGGCAATCAGGTAAATCAACAAGTGCAGCGGGTTATTTACTCTGGTATGCTATGTTTGTACCAGACAGTACGATTCTTATTGCAGCACACAAGTATACCGGCGCACAGGAAATTATGCAAAGGGTGAGATACGCATATGAAAACTGCCCAGATTATATCAAAGCAGGTGCTACAACTTACAACAAGGGTAATTTAGACTTTGAAAATGGAAGTCGCATTGTAAGTGCAACTACTACTGAAAATACAGGTCGTGGTATGAGTATTACATTACTATACCTAGATGAGTTTGCATTCGTTAGACCAAGTATCGCTAAAGAATTCTGGACTGCTATTACACCAACATTGTCAACTGGTGGTAAAGCGATTATTACAAGCACTCCAAACAGTGATGAAGATCAGTTTGCTTTTATTTGGAAAGGGGCTAACAAAACCGAAGATGAATTTGGAAATACAACTGAGTTAGGTGTTAATGGATTCAAAGCATACAGATCATCATGGGATGAACAACCTGGTAGGGATCAAAAGTGGGCTGATGAAATTAAAGCACAGCTGGGTGAAGATAGATTCCGCCGAGAAATTGGTTGCGAATTTATTATTGCTGATGAAACACTTATTAATCCTAGTACATTGATTGATTTACAAGGTATAGAACCAATTACAAGAATGGGACAAGTTCGTTGGTATCAGAAACCAGTGAAGGGAAATATCTATACAGTAGCATTAGACCCGAGTATTGGTACAGGTAATGACCCGGCAGCAATACAAATATTTGAAGCAAATACCGTCACGCAAATCGGTGAGTGGAAACACAACAAAACTGATATCCCAACACAGATTAAATTAATGGCACAAATCAACAAGTATATTGTTGAATGCACAAGTGAACCAAATAATGTCTATTATAGTGTAGAAAATAACAGCATCGGCGAAGCAGCATTAGTATCATTAAACGAATATGGGGAAAATAACATTCCCGGAACATTTATAAGTGAACCCGGAAAAAAACGTAAGGGCTTTAATACTACACAAAAAAGTAAATTAACCGCTTGTGCTAAGTTTAAAACATTAATAGAAAGCAAGAAATTAACCATAAATAGTCGTAGTCTTGTCAGTGAATTGAAGGCATTTGTAGCACATGGTGGCAGTTATGCTGCTAAGATTGGAGACCATGATGACCTCGTAATGGCGTCACTTTTATCAATTCGCATGATTCAAGAACTTGGTTCATATCACTTTGAGTTAGATAGCTATGTCAGAGACCACGAAGAATTCGTTGCTCCGTTGCCCTTCTTTGCCGTGCTTACTTGAGATTAAGATAAATACTCTATTAGAAAACTACCAAATGCCAACAAATACAGAATCATTAAACCGAGAACTGTTTAGATTACTATCTAAATACAAACCAAAACCATTGGATGCTGAAGGTAAATCTACTCCTATTCCTGATGAAGCAGATATTTTCAAGTTTGAATTCACCAAAGACGGGGAAGATTACGGAACTGTTTATGTTACTTTAGATGAAGATAGAGTATTAACTGTGTATTTTGGTGATGACGTAGCCGATAGTCCCGACGAAAAAACACCCAAATTAGATTACGATGACACATGGACTGGACTACTACATCAATTAAGTGCTTGGAGAATGACCAAAGGACTTAAGGGATTTGATACACAAAACAAAGACCGTGTTGGAGATGACATGGCAAGAAGGAACCATATGAGAAACAAAGATAAAATAGCAGAAGGTTACTACGCTACCGGCAAGAAGTCAAGCTACAGTGATGCTGTACCTAGCGTAA